GCTAGGTGGTTTTGTTAAGACCCGTGCTGCGCTAATTAAAAAAGACTACAAAGAGGCTGCTAAAGAAATGATGGATAGCGATTGGGCCAAGCAAGTGGGTAAACGCGCCAAGACCCTATCTGACATGGTAAGAGATGCCAAATAATCTTTATGCAAAAAGACCTTGTATTCCTAAGTAATTTTAAGCCGTTTGGCGAACTGCTCAAGCAAATCCAAGAGATGAGAGAGGATGCTATTAGCTCCCTGCTGGAGGCCAAGACAGAACACATTCAGCAAATTAGTGGGCAGATTATTGCTTTTGACAGCATCTTGCAGCTTACAGAAGCTAAAGACGTTATTAAGAAGACAGATAATCTTCCTTAATAGGGGTAGCCTTACACATGGCCTTTTCCCGGCGGCCATGCAGCTCATAGTTTTTAATTAAATAGCTTGCGGCTTACAGCTTAAAATTAAAAAGAAACAAGAAAGAAAAACAGAGTATGAGACTAAATCTAGCCCCTTGTCAAGCAAATAATTTCATTTCTTGTATTCCTCGACTGAAACTATTTTTATTCCACGGAAGTTTTCCTTCATGGAAATGATGGCTTTTTGAGCGTCTGCTGCCCAGATCGGCGTTTCGCCAGCACACAGCACCTCGGCATCATTTGGCAATCTGTCGTTCCCAGAACGGAGATATTGAGTCCATTTAATCTGATAGCGGTTCATCGTTGTGTGTTTTTTATCTTAACGTCTCCCGCCATCCAATACGGGGGATTCTCACGGCTATACTTAAAGATGCTGTGTTCTGGGATGATGAGTTCTCCCTTATGGCGGCGCATACTCTTGGCAATGTAATAGTGTTCTGGGGCAACCCAAGCATTTGGGTTCGTGCTGTAGTGGTTTATTACAAGGCTTTGCATAACATAAATATATGAGATAGATTAACATAAATACGTCAAGCATCAAAAAGGGGTGGTATTATCTGCCTATCGACTTCGCTGGTCGTTAACAAGCGGCACAAAACTATGTCTGATGAAGTAACTGCACCCAACGCTGGGGGTGCTGATAGTAACCCAGTGGTAAAGTCCAACATTACAATGGCAGAACTTGCACGCCATCGTATTAGCCAGAAGACCCAAGGGCAACCGCCCTCGGCTCCTACGGCTTCAGAACCCAAGACTCAGGAGGAACCAGAGCGTAAAGTGCAGCCGACTAAGGAGAGCGGCCCCACCGAAGCAAAGGAACCAACTAAGCCAAAGGATGTTCTTTCAAACGAAGTTGATCTTGAGAATATGTCAGAAGCGGAACTGCGCGAACTATCTGAAAAGCTAGGTTCGCGTGCCGTGGCCCGATTCGGGGAACTCACTGCTAAACGCAAACACGCCGAGGAACAGCTTGCTGCCCTTCGGAATGAGTTAAACAATCGCAATAACAGCGACCCACTCGCTTCTGAGAAAACCAAAGACAATCCCTATGCGTCTATCAAGACCCTTCCCGACCTACAGGCTAAAACCCAAGAAGTCGATGAGGTGATTGAATGGGCCGACGATGTGCTATGGAACAATGAGCATTTGGCGGCGGATGACGTAGTGGCAACAGTGAACGGTCAGGAGTTGACAAAATTGCAAGTGCGGAAAGCCCTGCGCGATGCTCAAAAAGCTCGCAAAGACTTTCTTCCCTCGCAGTTGCGTGAACTACAGGCTAGTGAACAACGTAAAGCCCTTCGCGGCCAAATGGACGTTGCTGCTAGACAGGAATTGGAATGGATGGGTGGTGAGGATAACGATGTTCGTAAGCAATATGAGATATTAAAGGGCAGCCCCCTTCTCAGAAAGGCTATGGATAGCGTCCCTGACCTAGAGCCTTACATGGAGTATATGGTGGCACACGCCGCTAATTCTATTTATGGCCGCAAGTCTATCAACATAGACAAGCCCAAAGCCTCAATCAACCCGCCTTCTTCGCCCGGTTTTTCGGCAGCTCAAACTGAGCAGCCCGAAGGTCGTCAGCAGAAGCAGGAGAGAGACATCAACGAGAGGTTCTTAAAGACTAATGCAGTGAGTGACTTCATAGCCCTCCGAACGCAACAAATTTCTAAACGTAAGTAATTATCTAACACAATGGCCTTTTCAAACACATTCGACACAACCAATCCGGGTTCTGCGGTATCAAACCGCGAAGACCTGCTTGACGTATTGACGATTCTTGCACCAGAGGAAACTCCTGTGCTGTCGTCCGCCCCTAAATCCAAAGCTTCCGCCACTTTCGTTGAGTGGACAGTGGACAGCCTTTCTGCTCCCGTCACAACGGGTGTTGCGGAAGGTTCTGATGTCACTGCCTTCACCGACAAGTTTGCTGGCCGCGCTCGCCTTGGCAACTATGTTCAAAAGTTCCGCCGTGACTTCATGGTGTCTGACTTGCAGAACGCTGTTGACTCGGTTGGCCCAGCGAAGATTGCCCAAGCGGAGGCGAAAGCCGTCCGTGAAATCAAGCGCGACATCGAAGCGACTTTGATGTCCAACAATGACCGCTCGGTCGAAGATGGTGGTAGCACCGTCTACGGTCTGCGCGGCCTTGGCGACTGGATTGACTCCGCTGGCCCAGCGGACGTTCCTGCTGCCTATCGCACTCCTGCTGCAAGCATTAGCGCGTCTGGTGCGATTACAGAGACAGTGTTCAATAACCTGATCACCTCTATCTATCGCGTCACAGGCACAACAAACAGCCTCACGCTGGTTGCTGACACAGCCCTCCGTCGCGTTATCAGCGATTATGCCCGTACCTCTGGCAGCTCTGACTACTCGGTTCGTCAAGTGACGTACAATGGCGAGGTTTCGACCATCAAGCTCGCTGTCGAGATGTATGAGTCCGACCACGGCATGGTGAGCATCGTCAACATGAACCCTGACTGCGCTCCTGACACATCGAACAAAGACACTGGTTACCTCATTAATCCTGACTACTACGGGGTTGCGGAGCTTATCAGCCTTGGTTCGACACGTCTTCCTAACCTTGGCGGCGGCGACCGTGGTTATGTTGACAGCACACTCACACTTCTGGTGAAACATCCCGGAGCGCACGGCAAAATCACAGCAATTGCTTGATAACTAAGGAACTACTACTATGCCTAAATTAACAGTAAACGAGGCCGCTTCTGGCTTCACACACATCGTATCGGTTGAGTTTTCCGATTTAGTTGCTCAAGGCACTGGCGTTTCAAAAGCCATTGCTGTTCTTCCTGCTGGCAGTGCTATTGAACTTGTGGGCATCCACAAGGCAACGGCTGCTGCTGGTAGCACAAGCGTCGTTCTCGACGTTGGTACAACCTCGGCTACACCTACAGAGTTCATTGCCAGCTTAGATGCTGATGCAATGACAGTTCCTGTTTACAACACAGGCACACTGTTCGTGCAATCCGCTGGCAACACTACCATTGAAGGTGGTTCGCTGCCAGTTAAGCCCGTCGCTGCGGATACAACGGTGTATCTCAAAGTCACTGATGCCTCCCTTGCTAGCCTTACGGCTGGTCGTTGGGTTATCGGTATGCGCGTGCTTAACCTCGGTCAGTTCTAAGACAAGCACAAACTAGTCTTGCTATACTTGGGGCATACCTTTAAGGGTATGCCCCTTTTTAGTGCATGAACATAATTACTCAGCTACCTAGATACTCTGATGGTGAGGTAAATAGAGCGTTAATCCGCGAGATTTCAACAGGCATGGAGCTAAAGAAACAGACGGAAAGAAAGAAGGAAATTGAGGCGGCAGAACAGGCCAAACAATATAAAGACCTTAAAGCCATGAAGGGCTTGGGTCGTTGTGTGGGCGTTATCCCAGAATGGGAGTTTTTCCGTATGCAGCAGAGGTACGGCCATGCCGAGATTCATTCCAAGGGCTTTATGAAGTATTTCCAGAAGGCATTTCCGCATCTATCTCCTAATAAACTATAATGCAAAGCAACACCTACACAAGTTTCTATGCAGATGTCTTGGCTCTCACGGGCAATAGCAGCTTCACCACCACTGAGCAAACGCGCATCTTGGCTAATGCGAACCGTAGGTTGTATCAGGCTTATCGTAGCTTTTCAAGCTGGCCGCGCTACATTGTGGGCGGCGAATTACGTCCAGCTACTAATGGGCTGATTAGCCGTGACGCTATTGCGGGGGCAACCTACACCATCAGCACTGCAACTCGTAGTGGAAGTGTAGTGACTATCACTACAAGCGCACCCTACGCTATGTTTACGGGTGCAACGGTGACGATTGCTGGTTTGTCTGGCACGGTGGAACCAGATGGCGATTATGAGATTACAGAAGTGAGTGCTTCTGTGTTCACCTATGATTTAACCACTGGCACTGGCACAGAAACCTATACTGGCAGCGGCACAGCCGTCTATGCTGGCATTTCAACGGTGGATAGCTTCAATCGCATCTTCCGTGACAATCCACTCAATCTTAATAGCTCAGTGGAGTATGAGTTCTATGTAGATATTGATGGGGCGCACGTTATCAATAATTTCTCCAACAATAGTTCGTTCTGGGTTAATTATTACAAAGAGTGGAGTGGGCCATACACGGCGGCATCCACAGACATTCCCTTAGAGTTCTATCGTTTTGCTGTCCATGCCACCTATGCTGACTATCTGCGCTTTGATGGGCAGATTGATAAAGCTATGGCCGAAGAAAACAATGCCCAGCAGTATCTTATGATAGAAGTAGACAAAGCAGAAAACCAACGTAACGTAAACACCTTACAACGCAGAATCTCAACCTATAATTCCCGTCAATCCCGTTAATCATGGCTAATACATTTTCAGTCAATTTATATCCGCTTCCCGCACCCGGTGCTACGCTACAGAAACTTACTGTTAGCACAGCCCCTGTTTCCTATGCCTCTACGTTCTATGACGGCAAAGTAAAGTTTGTGCTGTTTGAAGTGCAAGCTGGTGGCGTGTATGTCACATTTGATGGCAGCACCCCTAGCTCGTCTAATGGGCATCTCTATGCTGTAAACACCCGCGAGTTCTGGAGTGCTAACAGGGCAGATGCGGCTAAATTCATCCGTGCAACAGTGGATGCCACTGTCTACGGCTCACCCTTTACTTGCTAATTTTATGGCTAACTCAAGAATCGTTAATGGCCCAATGCAAGTGTTACCCGCGCCGGGCGTGGGTGATAGAACGCTAGCGGTTGGCGCGTCTGCTTCCGACTTTATTGTGGCGGCACTTGATGCTGACACAAGCCATGTCTATTGGAGCTTAGATGGGTGCGATATGCGCGTCACAATTGACGGCGGCGCACCTACGGCTGGGGCTGGTCACATCTTTAAGGATGGCAACTCTGGCATTTGGAGCCGTTCATGGGCTATTGCTGCTAAGGTGATTGCGGTATCTGGCAGCGGCACAATTACAATCAGCGAACTTAACTACGCCTAATATGTCTGGAATCTTTGACCAAGTAATCAACTACGCTCCGCCCAGCTTGCTCTTAGGTACAGTGACGTATAAGGGGACGTGGAGTGCGGCGACTAATACGCCAACGCTATTAAATCCGCCATCTTCAATTACTAATGGTAATTACTATGTAGTGAGCGCGGCTGGGACACAAT